GTGGATCATCAATGGTTGCTAGATACTACTGAAAAGTGGTGTCGTGATCGTGCCATTTATCTTGCTTTGATGGAATCAATCGGCATTGCTGATGGGCAAGATGATAAGAAGACTCGGGATGCTATTCCTAGTATCCTTTCTGATGCACTGGCAGTTTCGTTTGACAACAATATCGGACATGACTACTTACAAAACTACGAAGAAAGATATGAGTTCTATCACAAGAAAGAGGACAAGATCCCGTTTGATCTCGAATACTTTAACAAAGTCACGAAAGGTGGTCTACCTAACAAGACTCTTAACATCGCGCTTGCTGGTACAGGCGTCGGCAAGTCTCTATTCATGTGCCACGTCGCTAGCTCCGTGCTGCTCCAAGGACGGAACGTTCTCTATATTACAATGGAGATGGCAGAAGAGAAGATTGCTGAACGAATTGACGCGAACCTCCTGAATGTTCCTATTCAAGATTTGACTGACTTACCAAAGTCAATGTTTGAAAACAAAGTGACCAATCTTTCTAAGAAAACTCAGGGCACTCTTATAATTAAAGAGTATCCGACTGCGAGTGCACACAGTGGACACTTTAAGGCACTTCTTAATGAACTTGCACTTAAGAAGTCATTTAGACCTGATATTATTTTCATTGATTACCTTAATATATGTGCTTCCAGCAGGTATCGCCAAGGCGGCTCTATCAATTCATATAGCTATATTAAGTCTATTGCAGAGGAGCTTAGAGGGTTGGCTGTCGAAGCCGAGGTCCCTATCGTATCTGCCACCCAGACCACTCGTTCTGGTTATGGTAGCTCTGACGTTGACCTTACTGACACTAGTGAGTCCTTTGGTCTCCCTGCTACTGCTGATCTTATGTTTGCCCTTATTAGCACTGAGGAACTTGAACAACTTGGTCAGATAATGGTGAAGCAGTTGAAGAATCGTTATAACGATTTGTCGGTCTATAAACGGTTCATTGTTGGTATTGATCGTGCCAAGATGCGTTTGTATGATTGTGAACAGACAGCACAAGACAATATACTTGACTCAGGACAAGAAGAAGAGTATAATCCTGAGGAGGACAAACCTAAAAAATCATTCGAAGGATTTAAATTCTAATGGCAAAGCATGTTGATTTTGAACGATATCAGAAGTTTGTGGATGCAGTGACATCTGATGCTTCTACTGATTTCGTTGCTCTTTCTGACCGTCTGGTTGAACTGGATGAGAAAGGTGCAAATATTGAACGTCTTCTGACTGCTGGTGTTGGTCTAAACGCCGAAGGTGGTGAGTTTCTTGAGATCATCAAGAAGATGATCTTCCAAGGTAAACCCTGGAATGAAGACAACAAAGAACACCTTATTATTGAACTTGGAGATTTGATGTGGTATGCCGCTCAAGCGTGCATGGCACTTGGAGTTTCTTTTGATGAGGTAGTTGCCACTAACGTGAAGAAACTTGAGAAGCGTTATCCAGGTGGTCAGTTTGACGTATACTATTCTGAAAATCGTGAGGTTGGTGACCGATGAAAACTGTTACCATCACGATGGATGCTCGCCAAGCGGCAGCAGTTCGTCAAGCACTATTCACTGACACTAAAGTCTATACATACGATCCTAAGTCAGTTCCTGAACGTGTTGTTGATATTCGTAATGTCATCTTAGATATTGACGAACAACTTGAAAAAGAAGAAGTTGAATGTCAAGATGATTGTCCTCCAGGAACTATCTACATCAACGGGGAATGTGCTGAACTTGGTGGATAAATAATAAAAGATCGTGGGGTTTGAATTTCAGACCCCTTTTACTTTATGAGCGATTATATAAGTCAACTCATCAAAGACTATAAGGGAACGGAGTACAGAGACTTCGTTGCCTATGTTTATGGCACGTTGACTAAGAAATCTCATGGATGTAAGGGTAAGTCAAAGGATAAATATATAAAGATACGAGACGACGTTCTTCGGTATATTACTACTAATAAGAACGTGATTAGTTCAGAATTAAAGAAATAATGAAAACCTTTTCTGCTTTGAAGAACAATGCCGAGTTCCAGGCGGCAAGACTGGGACTTGTAAGAGGTAATGCCAAAAACAGAGGAAGTTGGTACGATAGAAAGACTGGTGAGTTTGTTGCTAAAACTGTCGGTGGTAGTTTAGAGTTTTATAATAAAGGTCAGAGAATAGGAGAGAAAGACAGACCTCAAACTCCACATGAGAAGAAACTCTCTTATACCACATATGCTCCTATCAAATCATCATTTGATTTTGGAACTGCTGGATATGAAAGAGAGTTGAGAGAGAAGTACATCAACAAAGAAATCTTTGCCGTTGGTGATATGATTAGATGTATTGAGAGTAACCAGGAAGGTGAAATCATGCGTCGTGGTGCTAACTATCTCATTTGTGTAACTGATGATGATGAGATGTTTAAACCCTGGATCAAAAACGTTTTTGAGAAGGTTGTAAATTATCCTGGACCTTCTGGTGTTGGTCCCGATCAAAGACTTGTAGGCACCGATGCTCACCTTCAATATGTCGCTCGTCTTACAGGATACAAATTCATAAATAAATATAGGAAAAAAGTAAGCTAGTAACATCTTCCAATGACTATTAATATTTCTGAGGAACTTCCAGCAAGAAAGAATGCTCCTGCTGTTGCAGCGAAATCTTCTGCTAAGAAGGGAGACGCGAAAGGTGGAACACCCCAAGAGAATTCTGCTAAGAGAATTCGTCAGGCGGTTTATGATATTCGCTATCGTGCTAGAAGGGAAGATATTGATCTCAGAAAAGCATATTCTGAGTATATGGCAAATAGCAATCTGAGTGCTCAGGAAAAGACTGCCGTCAGAGAGAAACTGTTTGGTAAGCAGGGTGGTGGTGTATCAGAGCAGTATATGGTTACCAGTGTTGACTGGGCAGAAAAGAACTTTGCTGATGCATATCACAAAGTTTTCTTTGAGGGTATCAAGAAGGAAGAACCTGCTATTGAACTTGCTTACGAGCAAGAACTTGCTGAAGAACCAGAGAGAAAGTATAAGGTAAGAGTATTTGATCCAAAGAGTGAAAAGTCTTATGTTAGATTTGCCACTCGTGAAAAGATTTCTAAACTGAGAGCAAAGGGTCTCAAAGTTGAGATGACCGAGCACGGTGAAGCATACGAGGGTGAGAAGAAAAAGGGTGAACAGACTGCCGCGGCTATGGGTGGTGGTAAGAAGAATGTTAATGAAGATGCTTTTGATCCAGGACTAGTTGATAGAAAACGTAGAGAGCAAGATCGTCCAAAAGACAAAGTACAACAAGCACCAGCTGATGCTAATAAGAATATCGACACTAGACCACCAGCTCAGGTCGGTACTAATAGTATGGGCGCACCAGGAACCAGTGGTGGTCGAATCACTAATTCTATAAAAGCAAAACCCTTAGCAACTCTCAACAGAGCGAAGAAAGGGGACGGTTTCCTTGGACCCACTATTTCTGCTGGTGGAGTTCGTATCGGTATTCCAAACCCATCTCCAATTAGAAGAGAAGCACTTGACCCTGTAGGTCAAGAAGACGGTGATGTCAACAACGACGGTAAGAAGGATAAGACCGATAAGTATTTGATGAACCGCCGTAAGGCAGTTGGTAAGGCAATCGCCGCCAAGAAAGGTAAGAAAGTTGATGAAGCTTTCCTTGCCGATGGTGCCACTGGAACCACCAGCACCGAAGGTCAGAACGCCAGAGAAATTGATGTTCTCCCTGAAAAAGTTGCTAAGAAACTTCAGCAGGTGACTGTAATGCCACAGGATACCACTAATCCTCAGGTTGGTAAAGCACCTCTGATGATGAGTCAAGAGATGGAAGGTGAGCAACTCACTGAGGAAGAAGAGGATAGACGTGAAAGATATGCTTTCATGAACGTTGCCAGAAACCTCGTTAGAGCAAAGACTGGTGCCAAGCGTCCTATCGCCATGGACCCTGAAGGAACCTATAAGAAGGCAAAGGAAGACCTTGCCAAGATGGTAAATTCTGGTAATCCTGATAAAGATAAGGAAGATACACCTTGCGAAGAAAAGCAAATGTCAATGGCAGACACTTTCTTGTCTATCGCTAATGCTCCAAAAGAAGATACGGAGCAACTTGACGAGTTCCTTGGAGCTGAGGCACAGAAAAATGTTGATGCTCTTCTGAAACGTGGACAGAAAGTTTTGGATAGAATGGGTGTTCCAATCAATAGAACTCCAAGAGGTACTGCAACAAAAGCGGATCAAGATAAAAAGATTGAAAAGAATGTGAAATAATAGTTAACTTGCTATATAGAGTAACGTATGCTCTAAGGCAATGTTAGCATTTCTCCTTCCGCTCGCAGCAAAAATCATCAAAGATGCTGTCGCAAAGATTCCTGAAAACGAAGAACTTGGTGAGAAGATGGTTGAGATCTGTCTTGTTATCTTGGGTAAAGCGGTTAAGCTGACTAAGACTGACATGGACGATCAACTTCTTGAGGTTGTCACTAAGGCAATCGCAGCAAGAGAAGCTGAATAATTTTATAAATATCAATATACGAATTACATAGGTAAGGAAACATGGCTCTTTGGGGCAAAGAAGATCTTGTTGGAAACAAAGGCACGGTCGCCATTAACTTAAGCACTGGTGTCGTTACTGGTTCTGGTACAACCTTCTCTACTAGTGGTTATGCCGCAGAGCAAGGCGATGTGATTGTAGTCGGTGCTGGCGCTACTTACGGTAGAGCAATTGTTCAATCCGTTGCAAGCAATACATCTCTGACTCTGGCACACGTAGACAACATCATCAAAGATGGTGCTACTGCTAACGTTGTTGGTGGAACTTCCTACTTCATCACCAGATCTCCAATCAGTGCTATCACTGATACTCAGTACGGTGCACCTGACGTTAAGTCAAACAGATTCTCTGGTGTATTCGGTGTAGATACAACTGAGCAAGGTGTCGCTAGAGCGGCAACTGGTTCTAAGTACGCTGCCCCTCACGCTGGTTGGGTTGGAGTTACTACATATGTTGATACTCACGGTACTCTCAGAGTTAAGACTGAGACCTTAGTTGCCATGAGTGAAATTACTGATGCTGCTGGCGGTAGAGACGCTGAGGATGCCATCTATCCCGATAGCTGATAACATGGGTTAATATATGAGATTTGATGAATTGAATGAGAGTAATTATTTACTCTTTGCTATAAAATTCTACGATAACCCACAGTCAGTTACACGAGACGACTTTGAGTCGGATTTGAAGCGTATCAGATATGTCAAGCGTTTGTTGAAGAGATATAAGAATAACGGTGAACTCAAAGTTCACCTTATTCTCAATCACCTTATTATATTATTCAATGTGTTTAATGATGCAGCAGTCCCCTTGTTGTTTTACAACTTGGATGAGGACCTTTGGCCTTCTATCAAGAGTTTTCTTATGTTCTTGAATAGGTTGCCTGAATATCCAAGAACATCCATTAGTGATATAGAACCGGATTACAACTGTTTAGCAGAACTCAAAAATCTATGAAAATTGATAGAGTTATTGAGACCGTCAGGCGTCATAAACTGGATGAAATGATGACCCTGGGTGCTGGTGGTATCGCTGGTACTGTGGAAGATTCTAATTATGATCCAAATTTTACTCCTCCTGTAGGAAAAAGGAAGAAAAAACCACCGGTCCTTGGCAGAGGAATAATGCTAGGTCTAAGGAAGCGTTGGAGCACTGGTAAAGTCTAATGTTTTCAGATTCAAAAGTTGCTCAGTTAGAAGCAAAACTTGATATCTATGAGGAACTTTCCAGAGAGATGCTGGCAAAGTTAGAAAATGCAGTTGATAAAATATCTGAAGGAAACGCAAGAATTGCTACAATCCTAGCGAAGCATGATGAAAGGATTGAGCAGAGTATTAAAAGTGATGATCTCATCATCAAGATGATTGATGAGATAAAAGCAAATGAAGAGAAGAATCATAAGATTATTCATGGTAGGATTGATAAGATACAAGAAGATATAAAGTCATTCTCTAAGTTTAGATGGCAGATAGGTGGTGTACTCGTAGTTGGAGCACTCTTAATTGGTGCAGGTAGCAGATTGGCACCTATTTTCTTGACGGCGGAACCACAGCAGGTTATAATAGAAAGACAAAAGTGACCTGTTGTAATGGATCTGATTGATTCCAAGTATGTTGGATTAATATCGTCACGTCTACAAAAATTCAAGAAGGTCAAACCTGACCTATACAACTTCCGTTGCCCCATCTGTGGAGACTCACAGAAGAACAAGAACAAGTGTCGTGGGTATATGTATGTTGTGAAGAACAATACCAACTTCAAGTGCCATAACTGTGGTGCTAGTTTGTCATTGAATAATTTTATCAAGAAACTTGATACTACCCTACACAAGCAATATACCCTTGAGAAGTTCAAAGAAGGTCATACAGGCAGGAACTTTGTTGTAGATGAACCAGAGTTTACATTCAAGAAACCAGTATTCAGAAAGAAGTTAAATCTTCCTAAGGCAACAGAGAATCCTTATGCCAAAGAATACCTAGAGGAAAGAAAACTTAATCCAGAAAAGTTTTACTTCACTGACAAGTTTAAAG